GCGGCGTGGTCGGCATCGGTCTTGTTCTTGTCGGCCATGATGAAGCCGTTCTGTTCGTGCAGCTTGAACAGATAATGCTTATCTAGGGCTGCATACTCATCGTCGGTCACGCTAGTTACTTTGCCATACGGTGTAAGCATGTGCTTGTCGGCGATGTTCGCGCCACCAGCAATGAAGATGTCACCGGCCTCAGTCGTGTAAACCACATCGGCGCTCAAGGTGGAATAGATATACATAATCTCTCCAGTCGAAATGATTAGCCCCAACTATAACAGCTTGGGGCTATTTTGTCAGATGCCGGTCATGCGCTCGAAAGCCCATGGGCGCAGCACAAAGATGCCAGCCGTTGCGTTGGCATAGTCCTCAATGAAGCCCTTGACGTGCTGCTGGGTGCCAATCGCGCGCTGGCGCTCAGGAACCACTTGCACGATGGTTCGACCGCCACCATGCGGCGTGGTCGGCATCGGTCTTGTTCTTGTCGGCCATGATGAAGCCGTTCTGTTCGTGCAGCTTGAACAGATAATGCTTATCTAGGGCTGCATACTCATCGTCGGTCACGCTAGTTACTTTGCCATACGGTGTAAGCATGTGCTTGTCGGCGATGTTCGCGCCACCAGCAATGAAGATGTCACCGGCCTCAGTCGTGTAAACCACATCGGCGCTCAAGGTGGAATAGATATACATAATCTCTCCAGTCGAAATGATTAGCCCCAACTATAACAGCTTGGGGCTATTTTGTCAGATGCCGGTCATGCGCTCGAAAGCCCATGGGCGCAGCACAAAGATGCCAGCCGTTGCGTTGGCATAGTCCTCAATGAAGCCCTTGACGTGCTGCTGGGTGCCAATCGCGCGCTGGCGCTCAGGAACCACTTGCACGATGGTTCGACCGCCACCATCTTCGCCATCAGACAGCTCGTCGGCGAACATGTAGACCACGTTTGCGCCCCCGTTCGCGCCGATGAACTCTGGAGCGAAGATGTAGCGGATGTTCGGGAACATCTCATCGAGCCACTGCTTGACGGTTTGCGAGGTTGCCGAAGCGGTGTTGACGTACGACAGCACGCGACGATAGCCGAGCGGAAGCACGACAGTCAGGCTGGCATCATCACGGATGTGACCACCGGAACGCAATTCAAGGTTGGTGAACATGCGCTGGAAGTCATTGGTAACGCCAGTCCAGTTAGCGCCAGAGCCGTTCAGCCAAGAGCTTGAGGCGGTGCTGTACGCTGGAAGCGATGGATCGTTAAGCAGACCAAAGGTGCGCATGTTGGTCTGAGAAAAGCCGTAGAAGCCTAGGCGGTTACGACTGATTGCCAGCGCCTCACCAACCACGCCGCGCTTGATCTGAGCCTCGTCATAGCCCTCAGTTGCTTGGCGAGCAGCGGCCTTCTCGGTCACTTCAAAGCCAAGCTCAAACTGGACGATATTGCGCTTTTCCAGAAGGTTGGTGTACGACGCCAGCGCAATATTGGTGTGATCGCCGTACAGTTCGGCCTTGGCAATTGGCGAGACGATGCGTTGAGCAATGTACTCGTCGTACCAGTTGCCAGCGTTCAGAACGCCTGCGATTTCATCGATCAGGCGCACCTGAGTGGCGACATTGACGACGCCAGGCAGGATGTGCTGGAGCAGATAGCCCTGCACGAAGCCATTAGGGCCAGCAGGTCCTTGGAGCGCGGTATCGGAAGCCATCTTGGTTACGTTGATACCAATCTTGGCCAGGTCGCCATGGCTGATCTTGGAATCTTCGGTGATTTTGAGCGCGCCACGCCGCTTGGCTTCGCGACCGCTCAGGTAGAAACGTTCTTTACTCATTTGAGCGGTCCTTATTGAGTCAGCTTGATGACGGCCAGAGTTGGGTTCTCTGGCGACACGTTGTGGCGGGAAATGACGCAGTTTTCGATTTTGGTTTGGGCGCCAGTCGGATCGCCGTGACCAAGCTCGCCGGTAACATTATCGAACCAGATCGGGTCACCGATCACGCCGCCAGTAGTGGACAGCTCGACATACACCTCACCCATAAAGCAGAACTCACCAACGGTGCCGTTCAGGGCATAGTTGAAGTCCAGAGAATAGGCTTTTGGGTTGACCATAATGCCCGCGAAAGTGCCGCCAGTAATGCCGCCAGCACGAACGGTTTCTGCGCTCTTGTCGAAGTAGGTGAATGCGCGACCGAAGACATTGATGCTGTCCGTGGTCGAATCCAGTACCGCCGACAGTGCACGGTTAGGGCCGTGGAATGCATACTCGCCAGGAACACCGGAAACGGTGTTGGCGAGGATTTGGTTTGGAATAGCCATTATTTAGCACCCCATGCTTTCAGTGCGTCGCCGGAGACATTCGAGTCCTTGGCGTGGATAGTTTCATGTTCTGGCTTGCGACCTTGCAGCCAGGCGTCCAGGGCTAAGGCTTCGTGACCCTTGGCGCACTTGATCGACAACTTGTCGCAGGCGTATACGGCCAGCTTGGTCGAGTCCATACGGGTGTGATCGAAAGCCCCAGTGAACTGCGATACGCGGCTATAGAGCTGATCGCGGTCTGCGATCAAACCCAGGAAGGTTGCGGAATCCTGAGCTGGCTTCTTGATCGCACTAAGTTCGCGGGTCAATGCGGCAACCTGGCGAGTCAGCGAAACAACGGCGCCACCGGCTTTTCGAGCGGCGGAGTCGGCAGCCATTTTACCGTGCTTAGCCTTGGCTTTGCTCAGCTTAGCCTTGGCCTTAACCATGCGGTCCTGAGCGGCGCGACGGGACTTGGAATCGGAAGCCTTGGTGATGTCCTCGGCGGCCTCTTTCACTTCCTCGATAGCGCCCTCCACCTCTTCGATGATCTCTTCGATCTTCTCGGCGGCGCGGGCCTCATCGCCATCGGCGTAATCAGCTTCATCGCCTTCGGTTTCGCCATCAGCATCGGCAGCTTTGCCGGTCTCTGGATCCTCATCGGATGCTGCGGCTTCTGAATCCTCATCCTCAGATTTAGTCTCGGGGTCTTCGTCCCCCGCTTTCTGTGCTTCCAGAAGCTCAAGAACCATCGTCTTGATCGCTTCCATATCTTCGGGGGCAAGTGCCATCGGTAGTAACTCCTTCGAGTCTAGGGTGAACTTCATATGGTCTTGTACGGCCACGTCAGGGCCTGTACGCCCCTCTTCGACCAATGCAAGGTGGTTGCCGATAATGTTGCGCTGGACGTACTGGTATGGCTTGCCTTCAAAGGTGCCGACTTCAGCAGACCAATCGCAACCGTAGCATGGGGACAGCTCCACTTTGCCCGCCGCAATAAGCGACTGAGCAGCGGAGGAATGGATTTTCAGATTGCCGCGCAGGTAAGGCTCATCATAATAGACTTGCTCGCCAATTACGCCTTGAACGCCTTTGCGCTCGGCAGGCATGCCGGACTTTCCGAGAACCTCATGCTCATCAATGAAGGGCATCAACTTGAAGCTGTCGATAGTTTCTTGACGGCTAAGCTCTTCGGCTGGGCGGTATACGTAATAGATTCGGTCTGGATCTTCGGCCCCAGGAATCTCAGAGCCCAGGTATGGAAAGACGCCGACCTTGGAGATCGGGTTATCCCGAACCTCCATGAAGCCGTTCCAATCCATCTGGCGCTTTGATTCAGTGGGCATATCTATCGAGCCAATAGTTCCTAATGCATTGAGTCTATCAGCGAGGCTTAGATAGTGCAACATCTTGGCAGTCAAGCGCCCTCTACAAATTTTTCGCCTAGCAACCTCATGGCTTCCTCGTAATGTCGCAGCAGTAAACCATTCCGCTTGCTGGTCCGACACAGGTAATCCATCTGATACGGCAGAAAGTCCTCTTCATCATCAAGGATCGCAAATGCCTCAATGCCTGGGTTTACTTTGATCCAGTCATCGATCTGCGCGCCGCGCGAATCCAGTCCTTTAGAGGTTCGCGTAAGCCCGTATACGCGCACGCCTAGGCGATACTCAAGCGCGTGGATATTAGCCTCATGCCTCCAGCTTGAAGTCAGCACCACGCCCGCGCCAGTGCGCGTGATGATGTCGCGCAGAATCAATATGGCCTCTTGGTCGAACTTACCCCACGACGATGGATTCTTCGCGGCAGGATAACCGTTATGCGCAACCGATGACCGCTCGCAACACAGTACGCCGTCAATGTCCAAGAACAGAATCTTTTTCATGTCTCTATCCATAACTGGAAAGGGGGCCTAAGCCCCCAATCTTTACACTTCAGGCTTGGCCAGTTTCGACTGAACGAATCGGGCGAATTTGGTCAAGCTGGCGGACAGCTTTTTGCCCTCGTCGGGTTCTTTATGGGTGAACTCAGATATCCAAGTTTCGAGCATCTTTCCATGATCGTTCTCGGAGTCTGACTGTTGCACTGTCTGCACTGGCGCCACTGTAGCCTGATTCAAAGCTGCTAAGGCTTGCTGCATTGCTGCCGGGTTAGCCATCAGTTGCTGTATCTGGTTAAGTTGCGCTATCTGCGCCTGCACTTGGGCTAGCTTGTCCATATCACGCCTTCACGTTGGTGGCGTTGTTGTTGGGGTTAGCAACCTGCGCGCCGGAGCCAATGTTGATCGCCTGATTCGTTGCCCGTGCGACTTGTGAGATATCCACAAGCGCATGGGTCAGCGTGTTAAGAGCCTGAGCCTGCTGCTGGAATTGCAACTGGTTCTGGTTCTGGTTATTAATCATCGTAACCTCAACGCCGTGGCGATCCGAATCACGGCGGCGCTCACCGCGCAATTCGATGATTTCATTGGCCTGGGCGGTGATGAGGCGGTTATCGTTTTGCTTATCGATGCTGCTAATCAGGGCTCGCGTCTTCTCGCCGTCAGCCATGGTGGCTTGCACGCAATTAAACTGGTTTGTAGCGATGGCAAGAGCATTCGCAGCCGCCAAGGCATCAACCTTGTCGCCAATCGAGTTGAAGCCCGCCAGCGTAGAGAGTTGAGCCTGAAAGCCTTGGTTTTGCAGGGCGATAGTCTGCTGAAGACTTTGGCTGGTGATGTCCGATTGCGCACCAGCCAGAGCAAGTTGCACCTGAGACTCCGCCAGCGGAACCGATGCCTTGATATCACCAAGGGTTTGGAGGATTGCATTGGTGTCAATAGAACTTTGCAAGACCGCTGCTCCACCGCCGTCACCATCTCCGCCGAAGATGCCTCCGCGTCGATTCCCAAGTAGCGCGCCCAATAGTACGCCACCAATTAAACCACCGCCCAAACCCAGTCCGGCACCATCACCGGAACCGCTACCCATAATGAGATTCGGAGTTTCGACCATAGCCATTTTCTTGCCCTTCCTGCGTTTGCGTTTCTTGGCTGCCTTGGCATGCACGATGCCTTCAGCTGGAACCAATTCGCGTTCATCGTCAATGTCCATTGCTAGGACTCCCGTTTGCGCCAACATCAGCGCATCCCGAGATTAGTCCGCAAATACAGGCCTAGATACGGGCATTATCAAATGTCACGGCTGGGCGTTTCTCGTTTCGTATACCCGTGACAAATGTAGGCGTATAACGGACGCTCAGCGGAAGAGGTGTCACTATGGAGGGTTGCAAATGTGTGATGTGCGGGTCGAAGCTGGTGGCTTGTGTCGAGTGCGGAGAGATGTTCTATCCAGGCAGGAAGGGGAATATCTATTGCCGGTCCAGGTGCAGGACCAGAAGGCTTAGGCGGGAGAGGAAAGAAAAAGCCCCGCTGGTTTAGGGTGGGGCTTGCCTTGTGTGCACTTGTTCAGCAGCAAGGGCTGACATCGCCAATGTGTCTACTGTACATCCTCCGCATCACCCAATTCAAGCACCGGAGCCATGACGCACTTGCAATTGATTAATTGCCCAGGAAACCCGCGCTCACCAGTGCGCTCATCGATGATCGGTGGCTTGTCGTAGTCGAAGATCTGCCCATCATATTGCAGGTGCAGCTTGCGCGGATCATGGCCGCCACCAGAGTGAACCCACTCCCAGCGCTTCATGCCGACCGATTTGGCGCGCTCGACGTTCATCGCGGTCGTGATCTTGCGGGTCTGATCTACAGCAATCAGTTTTGCGCGCTTCTCGGTCAAGCCATCATAGTGACTTATCCTCTCGAAAATCTCCTCAGCCCCATTGCCACCAGTCGACGCCGACCGTAGAACCAATTGAGAAATTCTTTCGTGGTACTGCTGCTGGATAGATTTTATCAATCCAACGTTTTCAGCCGCGGCCGCCGTGATGCTCTCCTGCATTTCGCCAGGCATGTCGGGAACGGGGATAGTTAGGCCGCCGCTGATCTTCTTCAGTGAGTCGCCCAGGGCTTGCTTGGAAGCATTCGACGCGCCATTGATCATGCGATCGGTCATCGAGCTAGCGCGGGATGCGAACAGCTTAGAATATTTGTTATTCAGGAAGTTGAATAGGATGCGGGCTTGACTGGCCAGGGATGCGTCAGCAGCCATCATGCCCGCTTGGAACGCCGCAGGAGAGTCCATGGCAAGCGCCGACTCTTCTTCGGCGTGAGTCTTGAACAGCTTGCGGACCTCGGCGTTGTACTCCTTGCGCATGCGCGTGACCAGGGCATCAAGCTGGGCCTGATACTTGGAAGCGGCTGCGCCCGAGAATGGAGGCAGTTGAGTACCCTTGAGTGTTGCATTGCGAGGTGCGGCCCACTCCAGGCGCTTGCGGGTTAGGCGGATTTGTTTTGCCATTATCTAACAACCGCGAATTGACCCGAGTCTACAATCTTGTCCGCCAATGCCTTGGTCATAGATCTGAAGTCCTTCCCGTCTACCTGGGCGCGCATACTATTAACCCTCAAGACCTCATCAGCCCAAGGGGATTGGACCCGACACTCTTTTAACTCGCCATCAACCTCTAGCCAAACAATCGCCGTCACCATCACTCAACCCTCTTGTAAATGATTTGTTTTGCCATTCTGCTGATTCCAAATTGTGCAGTATGGCTGGGGGCGCGACATCAAACACTTCTTCGCGCCACGATCCCACATATTTGCGCCGCAATAGCACTCGTGACGCTGGCCCCCTGCGTAAATGGCAGCTCCAACGAGCACGAACACCATAAGCAAGCTGCACGCCATAAACCTACCGTCCATCAACCCTCCGACAAACAAAAACAACCGGATGCCCCATGTAACTCTTTGACCGGCCCGCAGCAACGCAGGCCGATTCAGTTGGGAACTCATTCGGGCCCATTGTGGCGGACCCGAATTCTAGTGCAAGGACTAGGAGCCACATTTTCGGTAGCCGGCGTTGTACAACGCCGTTGCGACTTCAACGGCGCCGTCACGCTTGCGAAGTCCCGAGGTCTTGGCAATTTCAGCAATCGCTTTGTCGCGATCTTCCGCCGCGATCTGCTCGGGCGTGCGGATGGGGCGCAGACATTTGGCCAGAATGCATTCGCAATGCCCTCCCGAGAACTGTATGGCCGCCATGCCATGTCCGGCAGAATTGCAAAATGCAGCCATGACGGTCGCAGACCTGCCTATCTGCCATTCGTCCCCTGCGATCCATGAGCAATCGCTGCGAACGACATCGACATCAGTCCCAACAGGCGGCAACCCCTCGCCATTCCATACCAGCGCCAGATGAGCCTGGCGTTTGACTTCCAACTCATCATTATACGATGACACAGAATCGGCCTCGGAATGATTAAGCGCATCGACTGCGGCTTGCCATTGGGCGCGTGGCACGGTAGCGCAGAAACAGTCTTCAGACTCGCTGACCAATATATCTAACGGATAGTTGGACTCATCAAAAAGGTATCCGGATTGCTGCTGGATAATCACTTGCACACCTTCCGGCCACTCTTTCAACTCCAGCGCCAAAATATCGACTAGTTTCATATCAATTACCCCCTGTCATTGCGCAATATTGCGCCAGGGGATAATCGCGTAAGACGATGATCATGTCAACTTTAATTCAGGGTCTTCCTCAAGATCGCTATCGGGAAGATCCTCAGCATCGTCAATGTCAGCCAGGTTAAAGTAGCTCGACTCTTTATCAGACTGGAGCTTCTTGCGAACGTCCATGCCATCGATGGCGTTGATCGTTGCGTAAATCTGATCGGTCTGAGCCTTCTTAAGCTCGATATCCGCCCATTCGACGGCGGTAGGGCTATCCAGGCTCTGCCATTGAGAATTCACGCGCAAAGGCTCAATGCCTAGCTCTGGCGCTACTTTGGACTTCATGCACAACTCATGATGGCGCTGCTTCATGAAATCCAATTCGCCCTGAATGCCCTCAAGGAATTCCCGATAGCTGGCCTCTTCGTACTCGCCAGATGCGCCGAAGCCTTTCGGGCTGGTGCCTAGCAGCTTGGTCGACGGCACTTCACCAATAGCGGCGACCAGTTGGTACTGGGTCATGATGACCGCATCCAGGTCGGCCAGGCTCGTATCGAACTGCTGAACGAGCTCATCCTTGCCGCCCACTCGAACGCCGTGGTTGTCTTTCATCTGCGTCCACTGGGCGATGCGGCGGAATAAGGACTCCTCATCGGCAAATGCGCTGTCCGGCAACGCCAGGGCGATCAGGCGCTTGGTCATCGCCAAGATAGGCGCCTCATTGGCTGTACGCTCGGCGGCATACACGCGCTCGTAGATGCGCTGAGGAACGGACACGCCCCCGTATTGATAGCCAGGCTTGAGAAAGTCGGTCACCGGGAACGGGATGTAGATGCACAAGTGGCTGCGATGAACAAGCAGGCTGCCGATTCGATAAAAGGACGGCTCATAAAACATCAGGTTCGATGGGTCGGACAGGTTGGCATCGGTCAAGTCCGGCACGCACCATTGCGGATCGACCTGACTGATTCCGCGATAGCTGCCAGGCGTTACGCCGTCGATGTTGAATGGCTTCTTGTAATAATCAGGGTCAGTAGATTCGACCTTGAACAAGGCGACACGAATTCCGTAGATGCGACCGAACTGGATGAACTCCTGCATGGTCTTCTTCAGACCCATCTGCAAGTCCATGTCCTTGATCATTTCGGCGGCCTTGTGGGTCACCTGCTGCATGGCCTTGTCGACTTCGCCATCTTCAGTCTCAGGCGCATCAACGTCCACCTCAAACCACTGGCGCACAGCGTCCTTGGCAGGCATGGAGCACACCTTATCAACGAGCCAGTGCTGAGCCATGAGCGCGCACATCTGGTAGCCAATGAACGTCTGGCTAACGTACCAGCCGCCGACAACAGGAGGGACGCCTGTGAGTGGCGTCTTGATCGGATAGACCTCGCCCATGCTGCTGTCCATTGCGGCTCCAGCAGGCTGTGGGATTGCCTGGATCGCCGCGCGGATGGAATCCTGAAGCATGGCGTTCTCTCGGTTCATTCGAGCGCCAAGATCGAGGTGTGTACTGAATGCCCCCATTGGCGCCGAATCAGGGCCAGGCGTGGCCGCTTGAGATTTCTTGCTACTGAACGGCCACATAGGGCACTCCTAAATAATGGTTATCCGAAGAAGCCGCGACGGCGGCCACGCAGTGATTCTACCGCATAACGCAAAGAGTCGATGAAGTGGTTAAAGTCGTCAACCGGCTTGTTGGTTGCCTTGCCTTCCTTGTCGAGCGCCCAGCTGTAGTTGTTGAACTCGGTCATGAACTCTACCAGGTGGGCGTTAACGATTATTTCGAATTCGCACAGGAAGTCGATGCCAGCACTGATCGAATCCTTGCCTTTCAGCGCACCCTCAATTCGTACCTGTTTGCCCTTGATGTAGTCGATAGACTTCGGCTCTGAACTGTCCGCCGTGGTCTTGTGCTTGTGCGCCCCCATATCAATTATGGCCTGGGCGATCTTGGCGTTGGTCATGCCCTTTTCGTAGAAGCCGTCATAGACATAGATCCGCTTGGCATCCATATCGACGTAGGACTGGTTGAACGCCGTTGGGTCGTTCGTGTAGCCGAAGTCGAGACCCTGGACACAGGTAAGGCTATTAATCTCCTCGGGACGTATCAGGCGCTGCTGCACGCTAGGAAAGATCAGGCCCTCGGCAGTGCCCCAGTTCCCCAGCGCGTAGATATTGTAATAGCGCGGGTTCGTCTGCTTCTTGTTCTCCATCACCATCTTGTACTCGGCATCGATGAACGCGTTATCGAGATAGGTGGTGTGCAGCGTGAAGACGCCAACCATCGGCGAGTCAAAGAAGATCTTCTTGATCCAGTGCTGCTCGCTGATCGGGTTGAGCGTGAGGATGATCTGCTTGAGGCAGCCATGATCGCCGCGAAGACGTAGGTCAAGCTGCTCGAAATCTTCCTGGGTCAGCTCGGTGGCCTCTTCGACCCAAATCGACGTCACACCCTCAATCGACTTCAGCTTCTCCACATCGTCCAGGCCGCTGAACATGATCTGAGATCCGTTCGCCTTGTATATGATGGTTTTGTCTGTGAGGTTGACATCGAATTGGGCGGTGAGATTCCAGCGGCTTATCAGGTTGCGGATCAGGGTAAACACCGAACGCTTGATGGTTCGGTCTACTTTGCGGATCACCAGGAAGTTGTGCTTGACGTTCTGCTCTTTGAGCAGGCGGTACAGGATCTTGCGGGCGACGATGTGGGACTTGCCAGAGCCAGCGCCACCCCAAATTACTTGGTAGCGGCTCTGGTCTGTAAACAGGGGAACGAAGGCGGGGGATTTGGCCTTGACGTGCTTTCGGAAGTCGGCCAGGTCGAGCGTTACCATTGGCCCTCATCGCTATCCAGGATGCGGTGGATATTCTCAGTCTTGGTTGGCGCCTCGTAGCCCTGCAGCTTGGCAATCATCGCCATCGCCTTGACCTGATCCTTGGTCTTGATCTTTGGCCCGAACTTGTCTACGGACAGCTCATCGATAATTGATAGGCTGTCAGGATCTTGCAAGACGCTGTCAGGGATGAACCATCCGGTCTGCCGAACATCCTCGCCAGTCTCCATGTCCTTGCCGACAACGGATGTCTTGAACTGAACAATGTCCTTCAGGTCCTTTCGCGCGAACAGAGAGAGGCGCTCAAGCATTTCCTCTCTCGTCATAATTGCATCAGAAACTGCTTGCAATTTCATGGAATCCATGAACTCAACAACCGTAGGGTTGCTTAGGATTTCAGAGCAAGTTGCATCGGCTGATTCATCAGTTTTGGCAGAGCCGCCAGCAGCAAAATAAGCCTGCCTCTGACTCATCCCAGCAAGCACGTTAGTAGCAACGCGCTGCTGGAGTTGAGTCATCTTATCGAATAGAGACTTTTGCTCTGGAGTCACAATCAACCTTCCCGATGTTTAGCAGCAAGTTTTGCCGCTGCATTACGCTTAGACCTGCCAGCAGAAAAACACAGACCGGTAGAAGCTGCAACCCACATAAAGAACGACAGGCCAAACTGACCGCCGTTATCGTGATAACCAGTAACTGCCTGGATAAAACAAAAGAACGCCAGCAGATACCAGATCCAAGTTGCGTTGCGAACTTTCGAGTAATTTGTTTTCCAGCTCATCTTAATAATCCCTGTCGATTGAGTTTGTTGTGGTGGCCGGTGTCGATCTCCGGCTTATTGCCTTTTCGATTGTTGCTCGGCAACGACTGGTTAGCGCTTCATGGCAGTCACTCCTATCGTTCGCTCACTGGGAAGGCAGTGGCCACCTATTGATTCTGCATTGGGGTGTGATCTGTGATGGATTCAAACCATCGTTCCGGGTCTCGAGTCCCCGGTTCCGTTCCGCGCCAAATCACACTCCGATACGTCCTGCGCTTCGGCGCGCAGGAGACCGGGCAGTTTGCGTCAGTCGTCAGCGTCTTCCTCCTCCATCGCATTCAACTGCATCTCGATGATGCTCGCCGCCTCTTCCAAGCCATCAATTACTTCATAGCGCGACAGTTTGGTGTCGCCGAAGAAGTCTTGGATTGTTTCTATCAATTGCTCTTTTTTGATGCTCATGGCGCTATACCTGTTGGTTGTTTTCCCGCTGCCACCGTAGCCCCTTGCTGGGCATCCATTGCTGGATTGTGGAATCGAACCCCGTCTTCTCTCAAGAGCATCGACTTGCTCATTCACCACGAATCCATAATCGCCCAACCGACCCCTCATGTCAACAAAAATAATCGCATCCACATCGATTTTTCAAAAACCTGACTTTTGGGTAAGGAAATCACGTGAGGGGCGCTGAGGGGTTCCTGAGGGGTCACTTTCCCCTCAGGTCCAGCCCTTTAAATACGTGGCTTACAGGGTATCTGAGGGGTTGAGGGGTGGGGGGGTATATATTTTTTTTATTCAATTTTTTTTTCATGCGTGAAACTGCGCTCGAGCGCATTTCACCCCTCAACCCCTCAGATGAGCTGTAAGCCACGTATTTGCTGGTCTACAGCTGTGCTAGTGGGGTTATCACAAATCCCCGCAAAACTCTCAAATGCATTTCGCGCTTAACCCAATGATTGCTGGGTGAGGGGTGTGATATCTCAATATGCTCAACAGTGAGAGACCAGTCAAAACCAGAGAAGACAGCAAAGCGTATTGCAACGCCGCGAAAAATCTAATAACCTCAATCGCACAACACCTTCACAACACATGGAACGATTGACATGAGCGACATAAAAATCAAGACAGGACCCCTTCCTTTTGATCTCGATAAACCCAGAGGTAAGATTTACCATTTTGAAAAAATGAAGGTTGGCGACTGGTTTACCGTGGATACGGTAGCCAAAGCTGAAAGCGCTCAGAATTGCGCTTACGCCTATGGAGTTAGGACTGGCAATGGCTTTCGTCTCTCGCGAAGGAAGCATGAGGATGTGTATTACATGATGAGGGTCAAGTGATGGTCGGAAGCCCGCTTAATGGAATCGACATATCAAATATCCCTGACTTTGATATGGCGCCAGTACATGCCTATTCAGATGTAATGCCCGACGAAGAAGACTTTGAGGTCAATCTATTTGATGTCGGTGTTGGATTTTCGGATACCAATGATTATGAGCATGAGGTGGCGGCAGACTTAAAAGAAGCCAGCCCTGTTAAGCGCTCTTCCGAAGATCTTGCTAAAGCTCCACATCCGCGCAGAAAGCCAAAGTCGCAAGTTACGCAGACAGCTGAAGAGATTGAGCAGTTCATACAGCTGCCTGATTCGATCCGTGACACTGTTATTGGGCGATACGCAACTTCGGTAGCCAATGCCATTGAGTTCCCCGAGATGAGCGCATTCATGGTGTTCCTGGCTTGCGCTAGCGCATCGGTAGCCTGCAATTACGCCGTGCAATTCAAGTTCGGTGATAGCCTGCCAACTGGATTGTATGTGATTGTTGAGCAGCCACCATCTACGCAAAAGAGTCGGATATTGGGGGCGGCGCTAAACCCGTATTTAATGAGTATGGGCAAGCATAACAGCATCGTTTTTAGGAAGTTGCGTGAGGCCAAGGAGGGCAACCCTGAGGTGTCAGACTGGTTGCGTCCAGGGTTCTTATCCACCACGGATGCCACCACGGCAGCAATGGATAAGGCGATGGCAGGGCTTTCCGAGGGTCGATTCGTGATTGCGACGGACGAAAAATCCATTCTTGGCTCTCTTTTCCCGCCACCAACTTCATTTGCCAGCAGCAACGATATCGTCCTGAAAGGCTACACAGGGGACCGAGTTGCGTCTATGCGTAGTGGGCGACTGGCGTTCAGCGGCAAGGCAAATGGGACTGTAATCATCAACGCGCAGGGAGGCGCAGCAGCTCGTATTCTTCGCGAGTCAGATGGATCTGGTATGGCTGAACGTTTCTTCTTTGTGTCAGAGCCTAGCTATTTGGGTTCGCGAACCTTCGATGAAACGCCGATTGATCTTGAGTTGAAAAAATCTTACGACAACGCCTCAATAGGATGCGTTCAGGCGTACTCGAAAGCGGTACTGAAAAATGCGATGAATGACGAACCATCAAGAGTCACTCTTGATCCTGAAAATCTTGAGCAGTTGCGATTAACTGCTTCTGGCTATGAAAAGATCCGTACTTATCGCCGAGAGAATGAGCCTCTCATGGCCGAGCTTGAGCGTGCTGGTGAGATGGTAATGCTTTCTTGGCTGGGTAAATTTGAGGCTCACGTAATCAAGATCGCCGCTGTTCTTCATGTGTACGAGTGCATCGGAAATGGTAGCAAGGTATCCAGCGTCATCACTGACAAGCTTTTGGTTGCGGCAATGGAGCTGGTTGACCTGATGGCAGATCACCAGCAGCAGATGATTCGTGACTCTGGTGATTCAGGAAATGATGCTGAAGAGCAGACTGTAATCGAGGCTCTCGGATCATCGAAAATGGCTGTGCGATCTTTGCTTCAGAAGATTCGTTATCGCAAGCCGTTCAGCTCCATGGGGAAAAATGGGTATGCAGCGGCAAGACGCAGGGTGGAAACAATGATTTCTGCTGGCGTGCTAATTATCAATTCATCTGGGTCTCTGGAGGTTGTATGACTCCTGAAGCAATGATTTTTGACGTTTATGGGATTCGTTTGAGAGCTGCCCCTAGAGATGGTCTGTTTAGAACCTTTCGCATAAACGAGCTGCATAATGGTTTTTTGATAGCAATTGATGAAGTTGCGGTTTTTGGTTCAGTGATATGCGGCGAGCGCTTTGTAGTGAGGCCTGGAGAATATATGGTTTACGCGGGGCAGCAGAGCGACTCCAAAAAGATTCGCCAAGAATGGCTGATATGGGAGGCTGCCCGGTCAATGCTTGAGCGTGGCGAGAGGTTGAGTAGAGAAGATGGCGAGAGATTGGCGTTGGCCGTGCAGAGGTTGGAGATGTGGTTATGACCGACGAAGGATAGAATAGTTGACATAGCGATTATTCGTATCTATTATCAACGAACAAACCACACGGAGTGCTTTAAATGAGCAATTCAATCGCAAAGCAATGCCTGGATTCGCCCGATCCGCTGGCGAAGGCTCGCTCACAACACGGCTATATGGGTCATCCGCAAAAGGATGTTCTGCGTTTTCATTTCGAGGACAACAGCTACTTGGATTTTCAGATGTCATACACTCCGATTGCGCTGGGTCGGATTTTTGAAGATGGGCGGACGGGAGAGGGTAAATGACTACTGGATTCAAGATGGTTCCTTTGGTTCCGACCGAGGAAATGTTGGTTGTGATGCACGACCGTATCCTGATCGGCGTTAACTCGAAAAAGCGCGAAGCAAACATTCTCAACGATAAAGCATGGTGGGCTGCTGTTGTTGCCGCTGCCCCTGCATCGCCGAAATCCGACTTCGACCGCGTAACCGCCGAGCGTGACGCGCTGCAACAACTGCTGAATGCGGCGGATGAGCGGCGGGATTTGCTGGAGGGGTTGTTGCGTCGAGCCGCATTCACTCATGACCTTCTCAATCCGATCTCGCTGCTCTCGCTGCGGCGTGATATCCACGCCGCACTCAAGCCAGCGGACGGCGCTGGCGATGCTCCTGCCGTAACCCGCACAACTGATTTGAAGGGGTGATTTATGAGCAAGCCTATCTGGTACTACGAGCGCGGCGCTTTGCGCGTTCGTATCGTAAATCTTGTGGTTATCTGCCCCGATACCGGGCTTTCTCTTGCCAGCATGGTCAAGCTGACTATCCGGCACTGCAAGGAGTCTAAATTGCTATGACCACCAACCAAACGATTGACGGCGTGTCGCTTATGCCGTGCCCGTTCTGCGGCGGCGAAGCTGATACAAAATGTACACAGGGTGATTATCCCGACTGGTACGCAGAGTGCCTTGAATGTGGTGCAAGCGCAGATATTGAAGGGCCATATTCTGCTCACCACTGGAACCGTCGCGCCGACCAGCCCGAGCAACCGAAGGCTGAGCCGGTGGCGGTCCTCTATGCTAGTGGTGCGGTCCTGACAAGGGCCGACTGCGTTGATGACGATGTTTTCGCCATCTGCTGCAAGGTTGAAACGCCACTCTACGCCCACCCCTATTCCGGCGAGGTTGAGCGGCTGCACATAGAGCTGAAAGAGCTGCGCGAAAGCATGGCTTACCGCACCAGTCTGTTCGGAAAACTTGAGCGGGAGTGTGACAATCTGCGCGCCCAACTGGCAGAGCGGGATAAGATGTTGCGTGGAGCAGTATCCTTGTTCAGAACCAGCGATCTTCCTATGACCGCTAACTACTTTGAGCGCAAGCTCTCCACCAGCGCAGAGCCAAAGCCACGGGGAGAGGCAGTAGCGGTGGAGCTGCCTGAGCGGAAGAATGGTAACGGGCCTTCTTTGTCCAACCATAGGAGCTACAACCAAGGCTGGAACGCCTGCCTCGACGAAGTAACCCGCCTCAACACCAGATAACCATTATTTTCAAGGAGATACACCATGGCACTAATCCTAACCCGTCGCGCAGGCGAATCCGTGCGAATCGGCAAAGACATCATCATGACTGTGCGCGAGATTCATCCGCGCGAAATCCGCATTCACGTGGATCGAGACGGGTTTAACATCGATCAGTGGGTGCCGCTTTATGCCGGGTATCTGCTTTACGACCAGAAGGTTGATATCAATGTGAGCGGCATCAGCGGTAATCAAGTGCGCCTGGCGTTTGACGCCGACAAGTCGGTAAAGATTGTTCGGTCGGAACTTCTGAAATGATGAGGTGGGCGCGCGAAACACCGCATCTTCTGACTAGCGATCAAGGCTACAAAATCGGTCGCTACAAGGCTGGCGATCAGGTGTTTTATCGACCAAGCCTTAAGGGTGACTTTATATCCAGGCCATTCACGGACCTGGATGCGGCCAAGTCTGAATGTGATCAGCATTTTGAAGGGGAGAGAAAAGCATGATGCTTTTATCTGGATGTGAAATTGAAGAGCGAGATTTAATCCGTAGCGTGATCCGAAACCTTAAGGGGCCAAGCAAATACCGGAATAAATATGGTGTAGCTCGATGGATTCTTGTTCGCGATGCATTTGCGGTTGGCTCTGGCGTGGCAAATGCCTTGTGCCGTGAATTTGGATTTGACCCAGACGAGAACCTAAGATCATGAACCACATATACATCGGTGATCGGCAGCTTGAGCCGGATGATGAGCCTGGGGTTTGCGAGTGGTGTGAAGGCAATGGGTTCGTTTACGACGACAATGACAATGAAGTTGAATGCGGTTCATGTTATGCCTTGTACGATCCGGACCCAGGCGAACCAAACGAAGACCCAGAATGATAGCTACAACAAAAAGCCCGCCATTGAGCGGGCTTTTTTAGTCAAAAAAAGCCAGCTTAGTAGGCTGGCTGAAGATAGGAAACACTAGCGTGAATTCCAATCATATCAATTAAAGCGACCACAAAAAACCCCATCCGAAGATGGGGTCGCCTGGCGGGGTGCTTGACAGGGGCTTGCCGGGTGACTTGAAGGCTAAGCTACCTTGGATGACCTGTCAACCCTTGCGTATGGGTCCAGAGGAATCGCAACGATTGCGCGCCCCATATCAACGTGCTCATCAGCATCTTCTGGATCGCAACCGATGTGCGTGAACCGATCCTTGCAGTTGCTCAGCATCCAGCGGAAGTTGTCGGCATCCAGGCAGGCTAGTACGCGGGATTTTCCGCATTGCGACCACCAGATACGCCAGGCGTGGGCGTAGTCTACGCATAGGATTGTGCGCCCATCGTGATCGCCAGTCGGATCGATCTTCGCGACGGCGCCAAATGATGGCGAGCCAGCCGCCCAAGTGATTGCGCCGTCAACCTTGACTGATGCCACGTTGACCACTTCGCCGATATTGTTGGTCATCGGAACCATGAGGATATTTTTCAAAACTGCACAAGCCAAGTATGGAGCGGTGTTGTTCCGCATGAAATAAGGGTTTTGCCAAGCGCCTTCACAGCGATCCATGATCGACGCCGAGCGCTCCTTGTCTTCTGCTGAGCCAGAAAGTTTGCAGGCAATTGCCTTTGTCGGATGCCGCTTCTGGAATGGCTTGCCATCGCGTACCACATCGCCCAGGATCGACTTAACGGCGTCAGGAAATGATAAGCCTTGATGCTCCATCACAAATCCTACAGCGTCACCGCTAGCCCCGCAGCCGAAGCAGTAATACATCAACTTGTCTTCGCTGACCGTAAAGCTGGCCGACTTCTCTTTATGGAATGGGCAGCAGGCTGACCAGTTCTTACCGGTCTTTTTCAGAGATGGCACATAGCCCTGGATGACATTGATGATGTCATCGTTGGCGCGGTCGATTTCGGATTGGGGGATTAAGCTGCTCATGCGAGGGCCAACAGAGTAGGCAGCTTAATCAGCGGAATCCGCCCGCGGCTTTTCCAGTTGCGGTAATCATCAGGCGTGCATCCAACCAGCTTGCAAAGGCTTGCAACGCCGCCATGCTTCTCGGCAAGGGCGACCAGAAAGCGGGCGTCTTCAGTGCGGGCAACTGGAACTCTTGGCGGCTTGGGTTCGACTGACTTTTTCACCCATTCTGATGGCGCAATATCTGGTCGGATGAATTCCTTGGGCTGGCCGAAAACTTCGCCTACCTTCTCGGCGGCGCAGATGGATACTTTGCCCTGGTAGATCCACTGGCGAACCAGCTGAGCGTGAACGCCGATCTT